AGGTTCAACCTGAGGTTCCGGATATGAAACATCATCTTTGATTATTACTTTTTCTCCATAAAGATTTTCTTTATATTTTTTTCTAATTTGTTCAAAAGCAAAGTTTGCTGCAATTACAAGGGCAATAGCTAAAGGATCAAATACAAAAATAATAGTTAAAAGAAGTATATTAATAATTTTATCCATTGGGATCCCAGTTAAACCTGAAAGGTATTTAAGTGGGCCTAATTCACCTGCTAGATCATTACTAGTTTGAATTTCTACTATTTCGGTTTCATAATCAAATAATTGAGTATTTAAACCATCTATTTTAGTATTTAGTTCAGTTTGCCTTTCAATTGCTTGATCTAATTGTCTTTCTAATGCTTTACGAGTTGAACTAGAAGTGGTTGTAATAATTTCACCAGTTTCCCTGTCTTTATATTGTATAGTGTTGTTTGATAAGCCAGATCTCAAATCAGATACAGCCTCATTAATGGTGCTTTTTTCCGCGTTATATACCGCTAACTGATCCCTAACATTATCTCGTTTAGTTTCTATTAAAGCAATTTGGGCATCAATATTGCCTGCTTTATTAGCTGTTTCTTGATAAGCAGCAGATAAGAAACCATAAATACCCATACTAGTAATTAAAACTAAAACAGCTGCGGCTGTGGTTAGATAGATTTTTAATCCTCGAGGTAATGTTTTACGATATTGATAAAGTAAGGAAGCAATTACTAATTTAGCTACTTCTAAAGATGCTGCCATAATAATAACAGCAAAAGCTGCTCCAGCAAAGAGTTTGCTAAGGCCGCTAACTGAATAGAAAGCGGCCGAAGCAGAGACTGACAGGGCAGAGGTAGCGATTAAAAAGGGAAATATCCTTTCTTGTATTTTCTTTAACATAGTTTTTTAAAATATATGTTAGCTATAAATATAAAAAAGGTTGATTACAAAACCAAGTTATATTGTTTATTTTCTTTTACCCTTATGTTTATCAATTTTATCTAAAATAATGTTTAATAACTCATTTTTGATAAAACCTGCCATAGATGCATTTTTAAGGGCTGACATAAGTTGGAAAACTATAAAAGGGGTGATAACTGTTTCACTTAACCATCCTGTACCTATAAATCCTTTTTCAATCATTAATATTACTGTAAGGATTATTTCCCAGGTTACTAATGATTTTAATACTTTAAGAGCTTTGTATGTTTTGAATCCTTCTCTTTTAATTCCAGCTATTACACCGAAAAATCCATCTAATAGAAGTACAGCAGCAACTGCTAGATATTGTTCTGCATTTGCTATTGTTAAATTCATAAAATAGGAACAAAAGAATCCTATTGATGCTGCTCCAGCTACTGTTGCTTTCATGTAAGTTGATTTAATCATAATTTATAATGTTATTAACATATCTAGCAACTCTTGTTGTGGAAACATATCTACTTTATCTTTTCTAGTGTTAGTGTGAGTCCATAGACCTTTTACTCTACCATAGTATGCATCTTCATTAAATTCGAATGCGTCAGCACCTTTTTCTTTAATTAGAGCAGGTAAACCAGCTCTTACATCAATATTATCCCTTTCAGCAATCCATAAAATCCATTTATGTAAAGCTTCAATTTGGGCATCTGAGTAACGATGCCATAATTTGTGTCCTCTAAATTCTTTTGATAATTCTACAATCTGTGAATCTGCAACTGTAGTACCTGCATAAGTTTTACCATTCACAACATAACCAAAATTACATACTTCAATACCAACTGAATTTATATGCATTTTTTGGGAGCCATTTTTACCTAAATGCCAACCATAGTTTCCTTCTGGGAATGCTTGTACCATTTCTCCATCGTACTTATCATCATTTCCTTTTACGGAAGGACCACCTAATACGAATTCTGTAGCTACGGTGCCTCTGGAATCGCTAGCCCATTGGTCAATTGTTTTATAAGGATTGTGCCAACCTGCTGTATGATGTAAAAATAACCATTCAGCATTAATAGGACCTTGTTTATATTCGCCTACTGGGAGGAAATGTCTATTAATTACTAAACCATTATCTGTTGTATAAACTTTTTCAGAGGCATCTGTAGTGGCTAACCCCATTACATCCCATGTAGCAGGACCTACAATACCATCAGCGGTTAACCCATTTTTAGATTGCCAACTTTTAACTGCTTTTTCAGTACCTTTTCCAAAGATACCATCGTTACCAATATTTAGAAACTCTTGTAATTCTTTTACTTCTTTACCTCGTGAACCTATTTTTAATACCATAATTATTCTTCTCTTTTACTAAAAATTTTTGTAATACCATCAATACCAAATGAACCTAGAGTAATAATAACAAATGAATTATAAATAAATTCTTGGATTGGGAAATCTTTCCCTAAAAATCCTGTTATAATATCAGCAGTGGCAAACAAAGACATTACTACAAATGAAGCAAATCCAACAACATTTTTTTCGTTAATGGAATTATCATCTTTAAATATGTCTTTAAACACCATAAGTTTTCTTTTTATAAAATTCATCAGGGAAACTGTTAGGGGAAACGTTTTGTTATAAATACAAAAAAAGGGATGCTATTGCATCCCCTTTTCTAAAAAGTATGTTTTATCTTTTTACTTTCTTAGTAAACCTTTTACCCAAGATTTTAATAAATCCCAGTTTCGCGTAGCAAACACACCAAATGCGAATCCAGCATAGATTTTATAGCCAAAAGCCCATAAAAGCAAACCTGCGATGAGTCCTAAAACTCCTTCGATTCCGTTAGCTACGATCCAATCTTTAACAATTGTAAAGATTTTTTTAATAAAATTTAATACATTTTTCATAATAATTAATTTAACTGGTTAATCATATTAGATAAATTCGCAATCTGAGATTTCAAATATTGGGTTTGTCTTTTGTTTGGATTTTCTATTTTTTGATATTTTTGAAAATCTCTAAGAAGTTTCTCAATATCCCCCATTATTAACCATTTTAAATCATCGTTTGATTCTTTGATTGGGGTTTTTTTCTCATTGATTGGAGTGATATTCTCAAGTAAAGGATTATTTTTTATATATTTTTTGTAATTAAAGCTCATCTGAAAACATTGTATTTGTTCTGTCCCCTGTCATAAACCCATTGAATATATCTCTCAACAATTTGATTAATTCATCCTTTTCTGGGAAGGTGTCATGTTGGGTTGGGAATGATTCTAGGTCGACACCTATTGCCTCAGCAACATCAACCAATTCTGATAATTTATTACGAAGAATATCTATATTATTTTCTAGTTCTTTAGGTGATACGTTTTCCTTTAGTAATCTGTTTTCTACTAAATACCTTTTAAGATCAAATGTTTTCATTTTTCATAATAATTAATTTAATGTGACTATAAATATGTGAGAAATCGTGAAGGATGAGCTATATTTTATTTGATTTAGATCTATTTTCAAAAATAGTTAATGGTTGGCAGTTAGTATAATGAAAAGAACCTCCTTTTGATAATGGAATTATATGATCTACTTCCCAATATTTTCCATAATTATTCCAATTCATATCCTGGGTGAATTGTTTTTCCAGGTGGTGGATATAGGTTTCCCAATCACAACCTAAGTAGTCTAAGGTACTTCCTTTTTTATTTTTTAGAATGTTTTGTAATCTTACATTAATATGGGTTCTAATATTTGCTTTAAATTTGTATATCGGATCTTCTTTATATCGTTTTTTTAAATATTTTTTATTGTATTCTAAAATATGGTCTTTGTTATTTTTATTCCATATTTTATTATATTCTTTAATGCTCTCTTTGCGAGCATCTTTGTATTTTTTTTCTCGTTTAGCTTGACATTGTTTACATTCAGCATTTCTTCCGTTTATTCCGTTTTTATGCTTACCAAATTTTTCTAAAGGTTTGGAAACCCCACATTTTGTACAATTTTTTTCCATGATTATACATATGTGGGGTTCCAAGCTTCTTCAAATTCTATCCATCACAGGACAAACAAGTGTCTACTGTTCTTGAACCTAAATCACCCTTAATTACTGAATCTGTGCGTAAATAGTAAAGTGTTTTGATACCTAATTTCCAGCTTTCCATATGCACTTGATTGATCCATTTTGGTGAATCAGTAGGAGTAAATGCTAAATTAAGTGATTGTGTTTGATCAATATATTTTTGTCTAACTGCTGCCTGTTGTACTAATCCTAACTGGTTAATTTCAGCAAAAGTTAAAAATACTTCTTTTTCCTCTTCACTTAATACTTCATGAGGAAGATTTATTACAGAACCTCCATCAGCAAGAATTTGATCCCATACT